ACCAAGACATTCGTTATCCAATACGAATACACTTTTGCCAAAGCCAAAATAGCGACCAACGAGTCCAGCAAGTTTTCCGATAGCTTCTGTGCGCCTCTCGTAAAACTGAACTCGTCTGGCGTTGGTATTATCAGCGTCTGCAACACTATAAACCAAGTCACCGTATCTCATTTTAACCTCTGAATTAATCAATCGTTCGAATGCTAAAAATGTCTTCTTCCCGCTAGGGTAACATATTTGCACCTTGCAATTGCTAATGCTATCTGGACCCCAAACATCATCTTCTATGAAGTAGACCATGCTCCACGATACGCCGCAGCACGATCCCATTCCTATGTTTGGGTCAGGTAACCATCTGCCCCCCCCGACAAACTTATCAGCCAAAGCCTTAAGATTGTCCCACTCAGCAGATGCCATAAGGGGCCCACTCTCAGGATTCTTAAGGTTGGAAAACAAGTTGTTCAGTTTGCTAAACGTCTCATTTCCTACCCTATGAGTAAGAGTAGTGAGTTCAATGCCAACCTTTACAGGCTTGGCACCGCCGCCTTTTACAGCGGGTTTGGCTTTCTTAAGGCTTGCCTTGTTGGTCTTCCTTCTGCGCCCAGAAGACGCAGGTTTCTTACCAACAATCCCTCGTACCATATTTTGCGACATGGTTCCCTTCTGTCGTTTGTTTGTTAAACTAGCAGGCACTATTTACGTCAGGCGAGCCAACCCAAGGATCTACTTCGGGTGTTAAACCAAAGTGCGCTATTACCTGCCACCTGACGTGCTGAGTCCAAATACCAATTAGTGTGTTGACACACGTTAGGAGGTGTATTCAGGACCATTATGACTTAGACGGTACAATTCCACCTATTGACAACCTCCTAGTTTCAAATTAGAATAGAGTACAGGTTTACGGTTCAAGTACGACTCCAAATTCCTATTTACCTCCATACGCCTCAGGATTCGGCTATTATTTAATTATTCACTAGAAGGACTGGTTCCCCCGTTAATCGCAAGCGTCATAATGAACACAGTTACAGCAATAACTATTGTGTTCACTAGCGTGACCAATACGATCCGATGATTAGTTAAAGCATCACATCTTAGCCCTTCACCACACTATGTGGCTAGTAAGTCCCCTAAAGGACTGTTTGGGTTTGTACGCCACCCACCCTCAAGTCTCAATGTACAAAGAATTCCTTGTCTACCTTGTAGCCTTATCTATTACCTAACCATGGCCTAAACCATCTAGTGCACGTTAGGAGGGTTCGATTAAGACCG